AATACTAACCTTCGGTTCATAACCAAGTGCTTGTAGTTTGGAGGTGTTTGACCAAGTCTCTAGAGTATCAGCAGGGTGTTTAGGAGCAAGATTCTTAATTGCTTCCTTACCTGTGTTCTTCTCAATCTCGGAGATGAAGTCCATCAATCCGACTTGTTCACCACGACCTATATTGAAAATTTCTCCCGATGGGATATCATTGTTGCCTAGGACAACCTCAATACCATCAAGGATATCTTCCACATACGTAAAGTCACGTTTCATATCACCGTAATTATACACTGTTATTTCTTTTCCGTCAAGTATATTCTTAGTGAAGTCAAACAATGCCATATCAGGTCTACCCCAAGGCCCATATACTGTGAAAAATCGTAGACCTGTAGTGTTCAGTCCAGATGACTGGAACTGACATTCATTTGCCCACTTGGTATAACCATATGCGTTCAACTGTTTACCAGACTCTTGACCTTCAGTCCACGGAACCGGAGAACCCGCATACACGCACGAGGTTGATGCATAGACGATACGGGTATCAGGAAGATGTTGCTTACAGATATCAATCAAGTTCTGTGTAGCATCTATGTTATTCTGGTGGTACGACTTCTCCTTTCCCATAGAATCCCGAACGCCCGCCATTGCAGCAAGGTGAATAATAGTATCGGGTCGGAAGTCTCGCAATAGTGCTTCTAGTTTAATCTCGTCTTTTAGGTCACATCCCCAGATATCTAGATTGAAGTGTTTCATCCGATCTACTTTAAGCTTAGGTGTGTAAAGGTGGTCGTTGAAGTTGTCAACTCCCTTTACAGTAAGTCCGCGATCCATTAAACGTTTTGCGAGTTGGGAACCGATAAAACCTGCGGCTCCTGTTACTAATACTTTATTCATTTAACTATTCCTGTAAATATATTCTAATGCCCTGTCTGCTTCTACAGTCAGGGGTCTGTTCTCATACCAACTACCAGTCTCACGGTCAAACTCTCTACACATATCTGCAATCTGAGTTGCAGTGATGGGATATCCTTTCGCATAAGCATTACCCGCAATCGCAAGCATTATCTTATACATCCCAGAATACCAACCAGTTTCGTTGATTGTTTGGTACTCGATGCCTAATCGTTTAGGCCAGAAAGGACAGTCGCGGTATGACGACCATCTGAAGTCGGTATTATTTAGACTGTCCTTACGGTGTTGAATTACCGCCTGTTGCATCTCTACTGGAAGCCTGTCTAGGAAGGTATTACCAGTCTTTTCATGGTATGGGTGTTTAGCAATCAGTTCAGAGGTGTTTAGAGAACCCCCTTGGTTAGTAATAAAGAAAGACTCAGCATCCGGATACTGTGCGGGGACATAATACATGCGAGCGAGGTCTTTGGTCTGTGGGTCACCCAGTTCACCCAACTCAGTATTCAGTGCATACCAGAATGCTTTGATGCGGTCATTATCAATATGTTCGTCTAATCGAAATACGATTCTAAACTTGAGATGGTCGTCTCTGCTTGATGCAGTGTTGTACACAACGTAGTCGTACTGCCCAAAGAGTTCGTGCAGCTGTTGGTTAAGGACTCGTACATTACTAGAGAAATCGTGATCATCAACATCAACGCAACACCAACCACCCCAATAGCGAGTAGATTTATTACTACGCGTAGTATCCACTTCGAAAACAGCAGGACTAATAAGAGGACTAGAATTATTTCCACCTTTCTCTCCTTTCTCTCTATACATTTTTAGTAGGACATTTACGAACTTGTCCCAATCATCAAGAACCATATGGCGATGGGTCTTGTTATCGAACTGATTTTTAAATATAGTTAATTCGTAATTCATGTGACCATTATATCATAAAGTGGTGTGTCTGTCAACCGAAGAAATCCTCAAGAGAGGCCTGAGGTTCTGCGTCCCATCCCACCGCATCCAAAATAGGAATCAGAGGGTCTAGGAAAGTCTTGTCAAACATCAGGTCGTAATCAACATATTTGTGGAGACCAAGTTCCTCCGGCAAGTTGAGAGGATATGACACAACATTCTGACCCAGACGATTAGGCATTTTGAGATAGACGAACTTTATCTTCTCACCCTGTTTGACAGACTCGTATCGTCGATTGATATCATTCTCGACAATCGCATTGTTGTAACACAGGGCACCACGCACATGGATGGGAGTTCCCTTCTTGAAGATGGTTTTGCGGTCTTTCCATTTGGCGAGATTAGAAACACCACGAGGGAAGGACACATCTTCGGGAGGAAGAGTCTTGAAGTGAGACCGGAAGTCACGAATATATCCTTGAGTGTCTATCTCAGTACCTTCTACTATAACACGGAAGATTTCCTTGAACTTATCACGGACAACTTGCGGAGTCGACGACTTGATTGCCTCGATACCCATCATCTTGAGTTTGGGAGTTTTGTACTGGACACCCTCGTTATTGTGCACGTTGAGAATGTATCGTTTCTTAGCCATCCAGATACCACGGTCTGCAATCACCTCACGTCCCATCTCCATGCGATTCTCATAGGCACCAGTTGCGTCTGCCATAGTCGCATAAGAGTCTGCCAGTACTTTCTCGAAGTGGTCTGCGCATATCTTGTCTAGGAACTTGACAGGGTTCTTCGGGGCAAACTTCTCGACCAAATCACCCATGCGAATATACACGGAGTCGGTATCGATTGCAACGACATAGTCTTCATCTGTTTTCAGAACATCTTGCATCGCACCATTGACCGCACGTTCTGCCCACTTGATTGCCAACTGACCCGCAAGAGTAATAGACTCTGCAACACGCTGATCGAAATACCTAAAATATTTTGACCCCAAGGCGCCATAAAGTGAATTCATGAGAATTTTTATCGCCATCTGTTGGTTGTCGAGAGAGGATATCCGGTATTCCAATTCCTTGGACGGATTAATCTGCATCTCCTGTTGGGTCTTCAACATCTCAGTCTTTATCACACGACGTTCGGAGTAGTACCGTTTAATCACCGTAGGAATAACACCCTCACGGTCATGGGTGAATCGAATACCAGTGGGAGCAACAGAGAACCCCCGTTGACCGATATTGACCGAACCGTCGAGGAACTTATCGACAGACACACCATTTTGGAAACCGTCCATAACAGTCTCGGGCGACATATTATATTGTACAATGATGTTTGGATATAGAGAGTTCAAGTCAAACGACGTGACCCAATCATGAGAACCCACCTGTGGTTCCTTCACATAACCGCCGGGGTATGATGTCTTGGGTTTCTCAACTTTCTTAGGAACCGCAATCTTCTGCTTGTTCAACAGTCGATAGATGATAGTGTCCCAGATGGAAGTAGTACCCAGAGTGTCGTTGTAGTTCACACCCGCCTTATAGGCCATAGTGAAAATCAAATCAATGAGGTCGAGTTTGACATCTAGGTTATGTACTAACTCAACGTCCTTCACGTTATAGTCAATAAACTTCTGGTAATCCTTCTCGTATAACGTGTGGAGATTTCCATGTTCAGCATATGAGAGTTTACGTTCACCCAACACAACGTGGGAGATATGGTCGAGTCGATATGATTCCTGTTGTCCTAGAGTATTGTAGGTGAACTTCTTGAAGACTTCCAAGTAGTCGAGTTGTTCGATGCCTTCGAGAATAAACTCTTGGTTCAATTTACCATTGATAGTGGTGTTGCGTTCACGAATGAGTCCCCACGGAGACATGCGTTTTGCTAGAGTGTCGTCACCAAACAACTTTACCATTCGGTTATGAAGATAGGGAATATCAAAGAATCGTGTGTTCCATCCGGTAATCACGTTGGGCGCATACTCTTCCATACGACGAACGAACTTGCGTACAAGGTCAATCTCATTGTCGCACTTGATGTATAGAATGTCCTCACGTGTGGTTGTGTAGTCACCACAACCCCAGACCCAGTAAGTGCCTGTGTTCTCTCGCATACAGATAGCGGTAATAGGATGTGCCGCATCTTCGGGGGCAGGGAAACCATCGGCCGAGAAGACCTCAATATCGATGTTAGCGGTCTTGATTAGACTGCGGTCATATTCGATACGATCGGGCCACTCTTCCGCAATGAACTGTGCGACATAGTTAGTATTGCCTGCGATTTCGAAGTTAGAGACGTTCTCATAACGTTTGTTGAAATCTTTGGCGTCTGACATGGATTCGAAGATAACGGGTTGCATCGGAATACCGTCTAGGGTAGTCCAACCTTCCTCGCTTTCTCCGGACATGAATAGTGTGGGTTTGAATGGGATTCTATGTTTTACTTCCTGACCGTTCTCGAAACCACGGTATAGGAGTTTGTTGCCGAAACGGACAACTGACGTATAAAAATTGGACATAGTCACTCTTTGGTTGGATAATTATATAGTATAACAAAAAAAGGGGGGACTGTCAATCCCCCGTTCGAAACATTGTGCTTTCTGTCTCAGAGTATTTACCAAAGATATTTCCTAGAGTTAGGGGAATCTTTTTGAGAGTATCGATAACATTCTTCTTTTTGAAATGAGTATCGACAGTAGGATATTTCTTAATAGTTTCTTCGTCCACAACCAGAACTCGGTCACGGTTATAGTTCAGATAACACATGAGGAAAGGGACTCCTTTATTAAGGAATTTCTCTTTTCGTCCAAGGAAGTGGATGTTTCTGTAGAAATGAGGCCAATCATTCTTCCACACACTCCACCGTTCAAGGTCGAAGTTCACTATGCGTTTATCTGCACCCTTCTCTACAAGTGCAAGGTCAACTCCATACATACCATCAGGATGAGGAACCCAGTGATAGTCTCCGGACTCTATGAAGTTTTTAATATAAGTTTTGAGGGGATCACTCTCTTTGACCATCGCAATGAATCGAGAGATGTCCTCGGAATCGTCAAAACTATCTTGACGATCCGAGTATGAACCCCACTGTGTTTTGAGTTGTTGATTCACATGGTTCATATTATCTACTCCTATTCATCTTCTTCAGTAGAAGAATAATCTACTTGATAGGTGTAACCTTCATCTACACTTTTTTGATACAAAGTTTTTTACGTG